GAACTATCATCATAAGAAGACTTTGTTATATTTTTTTCAATTATCCTTTTAAGGTTATGTTCCTTTTTAAATTTAGCAATAATTTCGTTGTTAGTCATATCAATAGTTCATTTTTAGCTTTCCTCCAATGTGGAAAGATCTCTTTGTTGGACCTAATTGCCCAACTGCGTATCTTAGCGCATCTAGGCAATGGTCTGGACCTACTGGACGGTTGATATATTTACCATCCCTATCCTTCATCCAGCTATAATTCCTTAATTCTTTTATTAAATTCAAACTATTTTTTGAAATATTAAGCCTAAATTGCTTCAAATTATCTATTCCTTTCTTAATACTATCTGGTCCTTTGATAGATCCAAAGACATTCCAGCCTCTACGATACAATTCCTCAATGCTTTTTGGCTCTGCGGAGTCGCAATATATGATATCATAATGCTTTTTAAGACCATATTGCTCGAACATTTGGCTGATATCTTCGTTTGTTAAGCCTATTTGATAGAATATTTCTTCAATATAAAGCTCTTTATCCTTCTCCCCAACTGATAATAGAACAGAAGGGTCGTTAGTATATCCAAAATCCAACCCGTAAACCTTCTTATTACCTTCAAAAACCTTATCATTTACATCCCAATTATTGAAAATAAGACCTTCCATAGAACCAATTAACCCTAACGCATATATTTTATAAGCATTAGGGTCATTAATTTTCATTCTGTCCAGTTCATCAATAACTTTTTGTGGGGTATGTTCTAAATTATCTAGGTAAGTTGAATGTATATAACCTACATCTTCTCTATTTATTAAATTATTATGTACCCAAAACTCTGCTACGGGGTTATAATCCAAGAATGTAGTTTGTAATGTACGCATATTCAACTGTTTATAAGTTTCATATTTTACATTATTACATTCGTTAATGAATAAAATATCTCTTCGGGGTCCACGCACTTTACTTTCATCTTCGACCCCATAAAACTGAATAACGTTTGTACCAACGCTATATTCATTCTTTGTTCTATTATGGTTCTTAACTGAATATAAACTTTCTTTTTTTAGGATATCAAAGAAGTCTTTCAGTGCACCCTTTGAAAGGTGTGGTAGGGATTCAGACACCACCGAAATTGTTAAGTTGTTAATTTTTGGGTCGTATAAGAACATTATTAACAATTGCAGAATACTATAAGTCTTTGAACTTGAAGTACCTCCTTCATTAACAATAATTTTCTTACCCTTAGTAACTGCTTCTAAATTTTTCTCCCATACAACTGTTGGATTCATAATAATTATTTATTTTTAAATGAATTGGACAACCTGACAATTTAACAAACTATTTTGTTTCATCGTCAAAGTTGTCCAAGTCATCATCAGGGGTTTCCTCTTTATGACCCTGAATTTGTTTTACATCTATCACCTTAGCATGTTCTTTACCTATCATCTTAACTGCATCCATCATTAACTTTTTAGTTGCTGTATCGTTAACCTGAATGTTTAGTTGATGAACGTCATGTTGAATATTACCATCCAGAACAACTCTGTCAATATAACCACGTTGTTTACCTTTACATTTTAAATAAAATATAAGGGCGGTTAAATTACCTTCTTTTATCTTTTTCATCAGTTGTCCTTCTGCTACATCAAGCATAATATTGTCAATTGCTTCTACTGCCAATTTATAAGCGGGATCTTCTTTCATCCAGTCATAATGATAGTCACTCGCAATAGTGCACATCTTTGCAGCAGTTGTAACAATACCATTTGTTATAGTTAACGCTTCTAACATTTTCTTTTTGTGTAATTCTTTATTTTCTTTCTTATAAGACATTTTTAAATTTATTTTTTTGAACCTATTGTTAAATTGACAATATTGTTCATTAGCATAACATTAACATAATATTTTTTGTCCTATAATATATATTATGAAAAATAGACAAAATGTGCATATGTTTATTAATTTTTTTTATAACTTAACATTTTCATAACAATATTCTTTTAAAAGGTTTCTTATAAGTTTACTTACCGTAATATTATCTTTTTTACATTTTTCGTTTATTATATGAAACGCTTTCTCATTTATTCTAAATAATACCGTCTTATTTTTCTTAATTTCTTTCATTTTGTATATACATTTTATTAATATATACTGGGACTTTTAAAAAATAAAAGTTTTGTATATACAGAACCACTTGATTCTAAATAATACCGTCTTATTTTTCTTAATTTCTTTCATTTTGTATATACATTTTATTAATATATACTGGGACTTTTAAAAAATAAAAGTTTTGTATATACAGAACCACTTGACAAATTTACATAGACATTTGTAAATATGTCCATTTGTTCATATCTATCGATTCGGGAATTTGGGAAATAGGTAAAATGGGTAAATATTTGCGTCATAATTTTTATTTGTTGAATTTTTTAAGTTGTAAACTTGAACATCTGAACATTTTTACCGAGATTTTTGTAAACTTGTTCGTGGTCAACATTATAAATCGAGACTTTTTTATAGGCAATATTTACAGATGAAACGACTGAATTTCAACATTTTAAACAGAATTAATTATAGTTATTTTTTATTAATTCAATAATTCCAACTGCAATTGATCCACCTGCTATTAATAATCCTATTATATAAATTACCATCATCTTATTTTTATAATTATTTTTTCACCATTATCTATTGCTGTTTGAATTATACTCATAAATAAAGCAACAGCAACTTTACTTTTTGTTATCCAATCATCTTGACCTGTATATGTCCCTAAAAGAAGGCATCCTTCTGTATCTTTATCTGAGTTGCCTGCATGAATACGAATACCTTGAAAACCAGGTACATCTAAAATATGAGGCATCATTCTACCAAACCTTGAACTCATATCAATAATTACTTCATAAGTACCAGTTGGAATTGCTGTTTCCCCATCAATTTTAATAGTTTTTATAGCTTCTTCTGACATATCTTGAGTTAATCCACGATCAACATCTTCAAGTGTATCACAGAGCACCTTATCGTTTATAATAAGTTCTCCAATTGTTGAAGTATCTGTTTTAATTTTTCTAATTAGTTCTATATTCATATTAAAAGGGTTTATTTTTATAAATTTTATAACTTAATATTACCAAATAATCTACAATCTGATATTTCTACATAACGTTGTGGGAAAAATTTATCTGTATCTAAATCTGTTACTTCACCGTCAAAACATACTATTGAACTAGTGGAATCTGAATTATCTTCTGGATTTAACCAGGTTCTTCTGTTATAATTTATAATCATATCAATATTATATATTTTATTTTCACTTTGAAAAAAATATTTCAAACAAAGCATAATTTTTATAATATATAACTTATATATTTAATATATAAATTCAAAAATAGAAAAAAATGACTTTTTTTAGTTTATATATAGAATAAAAAAACAATAGATATTATGAAAAATGTAGATAAAACTTCAAAATTAATTTTCATTGCGCCAGATAAGTATGATGAATTTAAAATTTGCGCATTTATGAACGGACATACAACAACTAGTGCAATAATAGAATTTATTGATAATTATATTATTCAGAACCGTTCTAAAACTAAGGATTATTATGCTTTAGTTTCAAAAAATAATAACAAATAAGATGAGAACATTAAAACAAGCTAAAGAATATAGCACTAAATGGATAGAAAATAATTGGAATATTAAAAGTATTGAAGAAAAATGGTTTCGACTATTTCATACTTTACTACCTGAAAAGAATTGGCTCGAAGAAGAAATTCTTTTACAAAAAGAATTAGAAGAAAATGATGTACTGTAATAAAATAGAATTAGAATACGAGCTTATAATTTCAAAAGGAAAGGGTAAGCCAACGGATAAATTATTAAATCTTTTTGAGTTAATTGCTAAAGGAATTATCAGTAAACATAATGACTCATTAGATATGGATAGGTTTCAGGAAGCAATGTTAAAACTTTTATCAAATTGGAAGAATGTTGACGCTACTGATCCTAATGCTTTCAGTTACCTATCAGCAATTGCTATTAACGCTAGTAATTCTACTTATAATAAAATATTATTGGGTACAACAAAGCAAAAAATGTTGGAACAATATGGAAAAATAGTTAAGTTTGTTTCAATACCAAAAAAGAATTGGAATTTATGAAGAAATTAAGAAATAAAAAGGTAAGGGCTCAAATTATATTGACGCCAAATTTAATATTACAATTGGATTACATTGCTTTAAAGAAGGAAACTTCAAGAAGTGCTTTAATAAGAGAAGCTAGTTATGCTTACATCAAGGATTACTTTGAAAAAATTAATATTGAAAAATATGGACAACCAGATAACTCAGTTACCCAAATTGGATTCTGATCTATTTAATAAATTTTTATATTTTCAAGAAAGAACGTCAGAATTATTTGGTAAAATAAGCAAATTAAATAAAGATAATACTTGGAAAACTAAAAAGAATGAAGTTATAGAAGAAATTAAAGAATTATTTAAAGAGCAGGAATGTTATAACAAGCAACAATTAAGAAAACAAAAGTTGAATAAACTTTTTAATGAAACGAAGTGAAATTCGTTAAAAAATAATTAAAGAAAAATGAACGAAATTGAAGAATTTTTAAGTATGGATTTTATAAAAAAAGAAGAAGAAGCTATTATAAAATGGAATAATGTTATAAAAATTGATCCTGAATTAAAAGGATTGATAACTAATTTAGAACCAGAAGAATATAAAATATTAGAAGAAAGTATTTTAAAAATAGGCGTTCAGAATGATATTCAATTATGGAATGGATTTATTATTGATGGTCATAATAGATATGAAATTGCTCAGAAGCATAATATTTCTTTTAATACTAAGGATTTAGTATTTGATGATATTGATGATGTTAAAATTTATATTATCGATAATCAAATGGGTCGTAGAAATATTGGAACTTTTGTTAAACTTGAATTACAAGAAAAAAAGAAAGATATTTTAAAAAAGAAAGCAAAAGAAAATCAAGGAACAAGAACTGACCTTTTGCCAACATTGGCAAAAGGTTCCAATTCAATAAATACTCGTGAAGAAATAGCAAAATCTGCTGGTGTTTCACATGGTACAGTTTCTAAATATGATAGAATTAAAGATGTTATAGATGAAACTAAAAAAGAATATCATGAATATGCTAATTTATTTCCTATGTTAAATTCTGATGAATTAAAACAATTAGCGGAAGATATTAAAATAAATGGATTAATTAATCCAATAGTTTTATATGAAGAGAAGATAATAGATGGTAGGAATAGATATGAAGCGTGTAAGGTTGCACAGGTTGAACCATCTTTCGTTAAGTTGAAGAATGTAGAGCCTTTGACTTATGTTATTAGTACGAACCTTCACAGAAGGCATTTAAATGAAAGTCAAAGGGCGATGATAGCATCAGATTTAGCTAATATGCGAAGGGGTGATAATACAAAGCAATCGGTGAATTCACCGATTGCTCAGAAAGAAGCGGCTAAGATGTTAAATGTAGGTGAAAGTATTGTAAGAGATGCAAAAAAAATAAAAGAAACTAATCCAGAAGAAGCAAAATTAATAATTGAAGGTAGTAAAACTGTTAATGAAGTTAAAACTGAATTAAAAAATATTAATAAGAAAGCAGAAATTCAGAAATTAAGAGATGATATTGATACTGGTAAATTTATTTTACCTGAAGGTAAGTTTCAGGTTATAATGATGGACGCACCTTGG